GATATAGAATCTCCAATGAGTGCAGATGAAAAAAAGTTAGATAAAGACATACAATCTATATTTTCACAAATTCAACAAATAATCCAACAAAAAAGAAAAATAAACGAATCTTTATTACTAGAAGGTGGAGCTTATGGACATATGAGCCATCCATTTGATATTGAAATGAATCTTACATTTGGTGATTTAAAACAAATTGTAGTAAGAGCATTGAATGGTGATTTGGAATTAGCAAGAGAAAAAACCGATGGTCAAGCATTAGCAATTAGTTGGGTAAATGGTAGATTGGTTGCAGCTAGAAATAAATCACATTTAAAGAACAAAGGTGAGGGTGCTATGACAATAGGGCAAGTAGCTACTAACTTTGCTAATAGGGGTGCATTAACCGATGCATATACATTTGCAATGAAAGATTTGTCTGCAGCAGTATCTGCATTATCCGAACCACAAAAGAAAAAGATATTTAAAGATGGTGCATGTTTTATGAATTTGGAAGTAATATATCCTAAGAATGCAAACGTAATCCCATATGGCCAAAATCTTTTAGTATTTCATGGTACATTTGAATATGATGAAAGTGGTGAGGTAATTGGTGAAAACCAACAAGCTGCAAGTATATTGGCTGGAATGATTAAGCAGGTTAATAAGCATGTACAATCGACATACACAATACAAGGACCACCAATGTTATCATTGCCAAAATCCGAAGAATTGACTAAAAAGCAAGGTAAATATATTTCAATGATAAATAAATTACAATCGGAATATAAATTATCAGATTCAGCGGGTGTTGCTGATTACCATCAAGCATATTGGACCGATTTGGTAAATAAAAATGCAAAGGGTTTAGATGCACAACAAAAAATAGGATTAGTTAAACGATGGGCGTTTGGTGATAAGGGATTTCGTATCGCTACAATACAAGATGCTAAAATAAAAGCATGGGCTGATAATATGGATAAAAAAGACCAAGCTAAGATATCAAAGGAAAACATAATGAAATTTGAGGAGATATTCTTAGGTGTTGGTGCAGATGTATTAGCATTTGCGCAATCGGTACTTACAGCAAACCCATCAGATGCAACTAAAAAGATGAGAGCTGAATTGGGTAGTGCTATTAAATCATTAAAAGCAACTGGTACTGCATCTCAATTAGATAAATTAAAAATAGAATTACAAAGATTAAATTCTTTGGGTGGATTTGATAAAATTGTTCCCAATGAAGGGTTAGTTTTTGTGTATAATGGTAATACATACAAATTAACTGGAGCGTTTGCACCTCTTAATCAAATTCTCGGTATTTTTAAATTTTCAAGATAATTAATTGTTTTTCGAATTTTGATATACTTATATATACAAATATATCAAACCTAATATGGCAAGAGAATTCAATAAAAAATTCATGCATCCAACTCGTAGGAAGTTGGTTGATATGGTAATGCATGGGGCTGAATATGAAAAGGACTCATTTATTTCATTTTCTGGTGCAGATAAAAAAATTATAAAACATAAGGTTGGTGAAAAATGGACAGATGAAAATGGTAAGTCTTGGGAACAAAGTGAAGGTGGTAGAATAGAATTTTCAGAATTGGGTGATATAATGGCTGAAGCGAGAGCTTACTTAGATAAGTTAAACACTTGTAAATCTGATAATTGTAAAACAATCAAAATAGGTAGAGTTGATAAAAAGTTAATATCTAAAACCGGGTATTGTTTACACTGTCTTACTATAAGAGAGGCTGAAATAAAATATGATGGTTTGTGGAATGAGTATGAGGATTATAAGATATATTCTAATATGATTGCGCATGGTAATGATGTGGTAGCACAATTTAAGCAAGCATATAACGATGCTAAACAAACATACGAAGTAGTTCAAGAAGATGGTACAATTGAAAAATGGAGTATGGAAAGAGATGTAACCGAATTAAAAGCTGAAATACTAACTGATATAACTAAGTTTGAAGAAGAAATCGAACAGGCTACTAAATTGAGAAATGAGGCTTACGAAAAATTAAAAGATAAAAATTACGATTTAGTAAGACCACTTAACGATTAATATGAGTACTGGTATAACACAAAAGAAAACTCTAAAAGAGATAGTAGCAGAAGAATACAAAAAGTGCGCGGTAGACCCGATTCACTTTATGAAGAAGTATTGCATGATTCAACATCCGGTTAGAGGTAAGATACCATTTCACTTATTTCCATTCCAGGAAAAAACACTAACTCAATTTAAAGATAACCGATTTAATATAGTACTTAAATCACGACAAACTGGTATCTCAACTTTATCGGCTGGATACGCACTTTGGAAAATGATATTTAATTCTGATTTTAACGTATTGGTTATTGCAACAAAGCAAGATGTTGCAAAGAACTTAGTAACAAAGGTTAGAGTAATGCATGAATTACTTCCAGGTTGGTTAAAAGGCGGTTCTTTGGAAGATAACAAGCTTTCCCTTCGTTTGCATAACGGTTCTCAAATTAAGGCTATTGCATCTTCTGCTGATGCAGGACGTTCTGAAGCCTTATCACTTTTAATATTTGATGAAGCAGCTTTCATTGATGATATCGATGAGATTTGGGTAGCGGCACAATCAACACTATCAACGGGTGGAGCTTGTATAGCACTTTCTACTCCAAATGGCGTGGGTAATTGGTTTCATAAAACTTGGTTAAGTGCTGAAGAAGGTAGTAGCCCATTCAATACAATTAAATTACATTGGAGCTTACATCCTGAAAGAGGTGAGGCTTGGAGGGCTGAGCAGGAGAAACTATTAGGAATAAAGAAAGCAGCACAAGAATGTGATTGTGACTTTGTTTCATCGGGTGATACCGTAATTGAGCCGGAGCTATTGATGTTTTATAAAGAATCATTTTGTAAAGAGCCATTAGAAAAAACTGGATTTGATGGTAACTTATGGAGATGGGAATACCCAACTGTAGGTGGTTCTTATATGGTTATTGCGGACGTAGCAAGAGGAGATGGCTCGGATTATTCCGCAGCTCATGTTATAGAAATAAACACGTGTACACAGGTTGCAGAATATAAAGGTAAGGTTGATACAAAAGATTTTGGAAACTTCTTAGTTGAATTATCTACACAATATAATGATGCACTTCTTGTAATAGAGAATGCAAACATTGGTTGGGCGTGTATTCAACAGGTAATTGATAGAGCATACAAAAATCTATTCTATATGAGTAAGGATTTAAAGTATGTGGATGTAGAAAATCAAATGAGAAACAAATATCGAGCGGATGAAAGACAAATGGTAGCTGGATTTTCAACAACCTCTAAAACGCGTCCACTTATTATTTCTAAATTGGATGAGTATTTTAGAGAGAAATCAGTAACCATTCGTTCCAATCGTTTAATAGATGAGTTATTTACTTTTATATTTATAAATGGTAGAGCTGAAGCTATGAAAAGTTATAATGATGATTTGGTTATGGCATTGTGTATTGGGTTGTGGGTTAGAGATACTGCACTTCGTTTAAGACAGGAAGGAATAGACCTTACTAAAAGAGCTTTAGGTGGTATAAGTTCTAATCAACAATACGAAGGAGTATATGGAGGAAACGAAATGGTTGATAACCCTTGGAAAATGAAAATTGGAGATGATATGGAAGACCTAACTCAATGGTTATAAAAAATGTAGTGTTTTGATAATTTACGATATTTATGGTATATGTCAAAATAAAGTAAACTAAAATGATTAGACTTAAAAATATCTTAAAAGAAGATGAGTATGTAGACCAAGCCTATAAAGCTGGTGATACTCCAACTGATAATCCAATTGATGATTATGATGAATTGGATGTTGAGCAAGAAGATATGGATGATTTCATAAACTTCTTAAAAGGATATTCAACTCAATTAGAAGAAGCTAATTGTAATTGTGTATATGAAGCAGAATATAAGGGTAGAGAAGTAAAGTTAGGTAAACCAACACAAGGTGATGTTAAGAAGTTTAAGGTATATGTAAAGAATCCTAAGACTGGTAAAATCATTAAAGTAAACTTCGGACAAAAAGGAATGGTAATTAAAAAAGATAATCCTGCTGCTAGAAAATCGTTTAGAGCAAGAATGAATTGTGATAATCCGGGTCCAAGAACAAAGGCAAACTATTGGAGTTGCCGTAAATGGTAAAATAAATTATGGCAGAACAAGAATTGGATGATAGAAGTTTTTTTGGTAGGTTAAAGAAATTATTTTCAACAAACGCAATTGTAACCGTTGATAAAGATGGTAAGCGTACGGTTGTTGATACCGAAGAACGCCAACAAAGCACAAACTTTGTAAATCTTAAAGATAGATATACAAAATTACAACGCTCTTATTACGATAGTAATGCGGGAGCACAGTCAATGGCATATCATCAGGTTCGTAGAGAACTTTTTAGAGATTACGATGCAATGGATTCAGACCCAATCATTGGTTCGGCTTTAGATATATACGCAGATGAATCTACAACTAAGAATGAATATGGTGATGTTCTTCAAATCAAATCTACAAATGAAAATGTAAGAGATATGTTACATAATTTATTCTATGATATAATGAACATAGAATTTAATTTATGGCCTTGGATTAGAAATTTAGTAAAATATGGTGATGCTTTTATAGCATTAGAAATTATGCCTGGTAAAGGTATTATTAATGTCGCTCCACATTCAATCTATAATGTAGAAAGATTAGAAGGTACTGACCCTAATAATCCTGATTATGTAAAGTATAAGGTTGAAATGGACCGTTTGGGTAAAAAAGAGTATGAGCAGTATGAAATGGCTCACTTTAGAATGTTATCCGATACAAACTTTCTCCCATATGGTAAATCAATGGTAGAGGGAGCTAGGAGAATTTGGAAACAATTATCCCTTATGGAAGATGCGATGTTAATTCATCGTATTATGAGAGCACCTGAAAAGAGAGTGTTCAAAATTGATATAGGTAACATCCCACCGCAAGAAGTTGATAACTATATGC